TGAAATTGAATTGTTGAATTTTTTGAAGCAGTTTGAAAAACAGCATTTTTAGCATCCAATGCTTCTTTATCAGCTTGTTCTCTTATTTTTTGTATTTTTATTTGATTTCTTTTATAGGTATCAACATAACTAGAAATAGTGCTAGTAGCTGCTTTAGTTATGTTTTCTTGCATTCTTCTAAAATGCTGACCTGACTGTTTGTCGACAAATTGTTCTGGGTTTTCGTAACTCATAATTATCCTTTCTTTAATGTTCCATCAGCATTGTAAGGACTGGATCTTACTTCTGCCATCGCGCCTATTGTACTGCCTGCAATCCCTGCTAAACCACTAACCATTGTTGTATATGCTCCTGTTTGATCAGCTGATGCTTGCATTTGTTGCGCTTGAGCTCCACCTAATTGAGTAGATACTCTATTCAATTGTTGTAGTTCTCTAGTTTCTTGTGCTCCAAACATAAATTGTTTACCAGCTGCATCTAATCCTTGCATTCTCTGACCCTCACCAATTTGAATACCCTGTAATCTTCGCTGTTCAGCAACCCTTTGTTGTTCTAGTTGTTGCTCGCCTTGTGCTCTTAATTTTTCGTTTTGAGCTTCTTGTTGTTCAATACTAGCTGAAACACCTTTTTTGCTTTGTAAAGCAGCCTGAGCTAATGCAGTTGCACCTCCTGCGCTTGCACCTGTAGCAGCTAAAGTATCTAAAGTATTTGCTAATGAAATATCAGCTTGTTCTATTTCCATTTCAGCAGCCTGTGTTGCTACGCTTAAATTAGCAAATGGATTAGACATTTGATTACTTAAATCAGTAGCTAAAGAACTTAGATCACTAATATTTTCATAAGGATTTATAATATCTTGTCTATTATTTTCTAAATTAGTTAGTTTTCTTTGCAGTCTATCTTTTTCTGCTTGTGCTGCTCGTTCTCTTTTTTTAGCTTGTCCTCCTCCAAACAACCCCCCTAATATTTGAATTCCCCCTGATATAAGAGCGCCTCCAATTATTGGATCTAGAACAGCCATTTGGACATCTTCTCGTCCAAAGAAAAATATTTCTAAAAATTCTATCATGTTATTATTCTTTTATATTTTATATTGCTTTAACTACTAACAACAAAAGTAGAGTTAACAGCAAAAAGTTCTTTTGCTCCACCAGGATTAGTACTACTATCGTTCTGCAAAGTTACAGTACAGTAGTAACCTTTTATACCTGTCATATCTTCTCCAAATATAACTTCGCCAGGCATTGTTTGGTTTTCGCTGTTATTAACTAAGTTAGCGTAGTATTTGTTTTCCTTTCTTATAAAACCAGCATATTCTTTATTATAAGGAGGATTATTAGCTCCAAAAGTACTAACATAGTTTGGTCTATAAACAGGTTGATTGTAGGTAGAACTTGATTGTATAGGGTTTATTATATATTCACCCTCGTAGTAGCTATATATTTGATTCGATGTATCTCTTAACTGTGGAGGATTAATCCATATAGGATTTCCGGAAGTGTCTAGTTCGTAACTATCAACACCCGTTATATCTGACACATACTGAGTAACTTCCCAACCACTGCTGCCTTCATAGTTTATAGTTTTAAAAACCTTGCTTGTATCTATATTTGGATTTACTACAAAAGTAACTTTTGATTTATTAGAATCCCCGTAAAATTCACCTCTAGGAACATTTGTACTATTGTGAACATACAGCTTGTTATCACTGCCTGATTGATTTCCTATGCTATACATTTTGTTTGCTAAGCTAAAAGTAAACCTAGGTTTAAATGTAAAAAAAGATGGCCAACCGCGAACGCTTTCATCAAATTGCAATGTGTTGTAACTTGAATTGTCAGGTGTAGCGTTTGGTGGTGTACTTGGCTGTAAAGACAAAGTATACTGCTTAGTATATATATCCCATCCCCCCACTATTTTACCTGGACCAAAGCTAGACGAATCAACAGAGCTTAAGTTATCTCTAAACCAGTCGATCATTCCGTAGTTTGATATTTCTGTTATTCCATCCATAGATAATCTTAACACCGCCCCTCTATTTTTATCTACAAAGTATTTCCTATAGCCGTAAGTTGCAAAGCTTTCAGGATTAGTTCCAATACCAAAATTACCAGCATAAGGAACTATCTGTCCAATAACAGTTTTCAAATTACTAACTGATACGCCTCCGCCTTCGGCTGTATATATAGCGTCTTTATCAATAAGAGCTCTACTAGCTTTATTTTCTGATAATATGATTAAGTTAGAATCTTCAGCATATAGTTTTTGTATACTACCGTTAGCAGGATCAATTGCTTTAGTTATTTCTTTACCTACGGAAAATTGATTTGTTTGATTTATACCAGTTCTAGAATTGTATATACCTGAATATATCATTGCATTACCTCTAACGCTACCATTAGGTTCGTCTTCAACTAAATAAGCTTTAGCTCCAAAAGAAGTAGAAGTATTATTATAACCACCTCTAATTCTAGATTCTTCTATAGCCCAGTTAACGTCTTGCTGAGGATCTGCTACTGTTCCTTGCGGCCACCCGCCTTGACCAGTAGGTATACCTCTAGAGCCAAACCAGTTGATGCCGTTATCTGCGTCTACGCTTTTTCTTAGAGTGAATGAATTATAGTATTTTACTTCTATTAAAGCCATAATATTTATATTACATGTTTACAGGTATTTTACCTTTATTGTATGTTATCTAGGTTGAGCAGATCCTTTTACTTTTAAACCAGTTGTTGGATTCATTTCGCAAGACCAAGTTCTTAAATTCTGAGATGTAGTGTTTGTAGCATTATCTCTACTTGCACCTTCTGCTGCTAAAGCTAGTTTAGCGTTACTAGAGCTGCTTGCTCCTGAATTATAAGGTGTTGTATAAGGGAACCCGTTTGCGTCTTGTCCGTCATCTTCTATAGAAATATAAGATAAATATACGTCGGTATTAGTGTTTACTTGAGTATATCCAGTATAAGGAGTTTGAAGCAACGCATCTTCATAGAATGTAGTAACATACCTATGTATACCTTCCCTAGCATATACCACTGTGTTATGTGTTGTTTCGTTTTTAGCTAAAAAGTGACTGCTTTTTAATGCTGGATTTATTTTATACCCAAAGGCTACCTTAGGACCTAAGTCATAATAAAAATCACCTGTTTTAATGTAGGCTCCAGCACCTGCCCAGTTTCTTTGACTATTAGTATTACTGGCTATAGGAGCCGCACAGGATTGGCTGTTATCTTGATTCCCGCCTATTCTTTGTACTATAACTCTATATTCGCCAAACTTATCTGATTCACTTGAGTAAGGGCTTTTACCTACAACTGCCCATCTACCATATTTACCTCTACCAAAAGTTCCTCCAAAGCTTCCTGAACTAGTATTATTTTCAGCACCAACTCTAATCCAATTAGCCCAACTACCGCTAAACCCAGGCCCTTCAGAGGATCCATAAACTATATTTCTTTCTGAAGTTATAGGATTTGGAGACCCTCCTGGGTTTGGTACTGGTAATGTAGCATTAATACCGGTATTGCTGCTTATTTGAGTAGGACTACCATATCCGCTAACTTCGCTGTTAAAAGATAATACATTTCCTTCTATATCTTTTGCAGCTACCCATGATGAACTAGAGTCTGCTCTGTATTCTATAGCCCAAGATACATCGTTGTTATTTTCAAAGTTAGGATTACTATTTGTACTACCATAAACCGCATCCATATATGGTTGCAAACTAATATAAGCGGTACCTTTAGTTAAAGGACCAGCTAAGCTAGAGTTTGTTCCTGAAGGTATTTTATTTCTTTCAAGGTAAGAGTATGGTCGGCCTCCGTATTGCACTTGATTACAAGTTGAGTTATCTCCATCACCTCCAGCACCTGTAACAGGTACATAAACAAGTGCATCTCCACTCGATAATGTGCTTTGAGGAGTTGGGTACATTTCAGTAAATGAATTACCTGCTCCTGCTGTTATTTGATTGAAAGCATTAGTAGTTGAATTGTGAGCGCTTAAAATGTAAGCGTAATTAGTATATAATCTCAAACTATTTTCAATACTAAAACTACCGTCAGCTAATTCTTCACCTACTACTAATTCAAAAGAACAGCTATCAGTTTGCCCATCAGGACCTGATAAAGTTACTGTTATAGCGTATTGACCATAAGCTGTACCAAAAGTAACCTCACTTATTTCTCCAATACTGCTAATTTGAAATATGTTGATAGCATTCCCATCTTGTGTTTGAGAAGATATGTTCCATTGTAATCCATCTTGATTGTTTAATCCAGCGGATAAACTGTTAGATCCATTAGATCCGTATAGTTTAAGTTGATTTGTTAAACCAACAGGTACTCTTAAGGGTTGAGGACAAGCCTTTAAATAATTAAGAACTGGTAAAGCATGCTGTCCCCATGTAGTAGCGCCATCTCCGAAAGTTTCACCTCCAACAATTATTGTAGATAAATCAGTTAATATAGTTCCATAAGAACCTGTATTTAAAGTACGCACCCAAGGGGTTGGGTTTGTAATATTTGGATCTCCATCTGTAGCTGTTATAGTTAAAGTAAAAGATTGAGCATCACTATTAGTTGTTTTATATATTCTATATGCTTTATTAACTATAATAAAAGTGTCCCAGTCTTTTGCAGTAGTAGCATTCCCATTATAATCAATGTAGCTGCCTAACCCACCATTAAGTACTCCTGTTATTTGTATTAATTCAAAATCACCAGAAACATCAGTAGAAATTCCATTTATATTAACAGCAACTGTTAAACTTGGATTAATTATAGTTTGTATTGGATTTGTTACAGAGTCTTCAAACTGAAATTGACCAGTAGCTACTGCTCTGAATCTACCACATTGCCCATTTGCTATTGAAGGGCTGCAGGTAGAAGTTGTTGTAACATCTGGTTGTAAAGGATTTCCGCTATAAACTCCAAAATACTCAGATAAATACCAATCTAAGCCAGCTAATGCTGATATCGTTTGATTTCCGTCTGATTCTATTTGCTCATTCAAATCAGTTATAGTACCAGAGCTGCTAGTTTCCCAATATATATCTAACCTAGATTCTACTGGCTCTGTTTCGTAAACAGCTAAATTCTGTATACTGTAAGTTAAAGCTCCTGTTGTTGGGTCTATTTGCCCAAATCTATCTGACGTACTAACTCTACCAATTAAAGGATTTGATTCTGCTTCGTAAAAAGCTTCTGGGTACGGATTAGGTATAGTCCCTGTAGGGTCAATATTAAACATATCAAACATGTTAGATACCGTAGAAACTGTATCAGACGATCTTGATGGATAATATTGTTCATTAACTACTCCAAATTTATAAGGAGTTACTCCTGTTGCGGTCACGTTTGAATTCTCAACCCTACCAAATAATTTTACAGAGCTTCTAAACTGTTTTTGATCAGGACCTACTTCAGATAAATCTCTAGGTACTTTATTTATATTGTCGTTTAATAACGTTATATGAGAAGTTAAACCCGTTTCTAAAGTGGTATCTTCTGGATATGCTGTTATTGCTCCAGGAAGATATACATTATAGTAATCTTGCTCTTGTTGCTTTACAACAACTTTCCAAGTGTAAAAGCCTAATGGATTATATTCACTACTAGTAGGATCTCCGTTGTATATACCTGGATAAAGAGCCGACGGCATGCTTGGAGGTATTTGTTCGTTTACCTCTATAAACAAAGAATCTCCAGGCCATTGACCTATGTTCAATGTTTCTGGATTGTATGGTGAATATACAGTTGACAACTGCGCAACACTTGCGCTTGCTACGGTTGTGTTTGAAGTATTTGATAATATGGTAGATGTTGTTCTACTAAACCTGTCCGACAACACAAATCCAGCTTGATAATTTCTATTTTGTTTTAAAGTACTATTAGGGTACTCAACAATAGCAGTGTTCCAAGAAGTTTCATTATTTGGATTTGTTGTTATATCAAAATTTCTTTTAGGACCAGCACCAACATTATAATCCATTGAAGGAGGAGTGTGCTTAGTTTGAAAGTTACTGTATACAATTCTATTGCTTATAATTTCCTGCCCTAAAGCTTTGACAGGTACTTTGTCGTAAACTCTAATTAGCTGATCTTCAGGAAGTGTTCTAAAAGGTTTGGTTCCAGAATATCTATATTTATAAATATTTGAAGGTGCCGCTGCATCATATTGACTTATTATTTGGCTAGCAGGTATAACATCCGCTACCATAACAGCTAAACCATTTGATTCTTTATACAATATCTCTATTTCAGTTATTTTAAACTGACTAGTTGCATTTTCTAAAGTTGTTGTAATGTTTGGATTTCCATTTGTAGGTAAGTCTATAAGTAAATCTATTTGATTAACTTTGTTTTCCATAAAATCAACAATAGTACTTCTATAAGCTGCTGACATATCGTTGTCATCGTCACTAGTGTACATAAAATAACCGTCTTGCTTCGGTATAAAGCACTCTTGTGTAAATGGCGCAAATACAGAATACTCGCCGTCATCAAACTTAAATCTATAACTAAACCTTACAAACTTATCTTCTAAGTAATCAGGGTCACCTTGGTAGTTGGCATTGTAGTATGGATTAGCTGTTGTGCCGTTTGGTAAAACCGCGCTAACAACATCCTTCATGGTAGTTTCGTATTCACCAACCACGCTACTTTCTTGCCAAAGCTCAGGTGCGTTATAAGGCATGTACTTTGCTACAGATATTGTATCTTCCATGCTGTAATATGTAACATCATCAGCAGCAGCACTAACTCTTATTTTTCTAGGCTGATTTCTATTATCAGTCCAAAATAAAAGATCTTCAAGAAGATTTATACCATGTATCGGATTGTTTTCGTAAAAGTTTAAAAAGGCACCTTGTACTAATATTGTATTTTGTATTGAAGTATTAGGTGATATTATTGACCTAGTTATAAAGTTTTTAGCATCTTCATCGTAAATGCCTGTAGGATTGCTTGCGACAGTATTGTCTGTTAGAAAAAAGTAAATACTAGAATTTACTTCTGAAACTAAATAGCCTACGCATATTACGTTTGCTTCTCCAGTTACTAATCCAAAATCAACAACCATTTCGTTACCTAAAACGTTTTCTAAAGCACCTACGTCTTCAGACTCCGACTTGCTAACTTGGATGTTTACTGCATTTCTGTATTCTCCTTGAGGTAATAATCGATCGTCAAGATCTTTATTCATCTTAGACTTTATGAAAATATTCTTAAAACTAGCCATTAAATTTTAGTGTTTTATCCATTTAGATTTACCTCTCATCACTTGAACTATTTCGTCAAGTTTTATATTAGATAATCTTATTTTAGCATTTCTTAATTTAGCACTTCTCTCTTGCTTTAATCTTCTTACTATATATTCAGGTTGGTTAATCCTAGAAGCTATCACAGCGTGGCTCATATGAGCATACAGAGCCTCTTCTGCCATCTTAGGAACTTTAGTTTCCATATCGGAAGCTAAACCATCAGAAATATACTCTAAAACTATTAATGCTCCCGCTAAATTACTTGAAAAAGACATTTTGCCTTCTCTGTGATTTATGGTAAACCATCCGTTTACTTGAGCATATTGTGGATCTAATCCGTAATTTTGACCTAATATTTGTTCGTCCCATCCCCAGCTATCATAACCTTGGTTATAAAGTGCGTCTGTTACATCTTGGTTTATTAAAGTATCATCCGCTGACCTCCATCTTTCCTCTGTTATCGAAGTTCCCTCTATATTATTGCCAAAGTTATCTTGAGTTGGCACACCTTTTGAATCTTGCACAGGGTTTTCAAATGGGTTTGTAGTTAAATTGTTTGCAGGATATATAGGTCTTTTAACGCCTAATTGATCTATCCAAGATATTTTAGTGTAGTTTACATAATCTTGAGGTAGTACTACACTCAACCCTGGAGGTATATTTAATTCTTGAGATTTAATACTTTTTAGTGTATCATAACTAAATTCTTGCAATCCACGCTTTGCGTGAAACATAAGATCTGTTCTTTTGCAACTTGTTATTAATTTACCGTCTCCTACATAAGCAACTAAAAAGTTGTTAATAATATCATCAAGCTTTATATAAGAATAAGATCCGTAGTTTTCCTCAACAGTGTTACCATAAGCATCTCTGTTTCCGTATTCACCGCCGCTTAATATTTTTAATTGAACAACTAAACTTGTGTTGGTAGCTAGGTTTCCTGTAAATGTTATTGTATTACCTGATACGGTATAAGGTGAAGTATATTCTGTATATGTTAAAACACCAGCATTTGCTGTGTATAACTTAAAATTGTTTAAAGCATAGTTTGGCTGAAGAGGATCATAACTACCTAACACTAATTCAGTATCAAATGTAGTTGTAAAAGCTTGTCCGGCACCAGCTACAGATAAGAATTTTTGTACTCCTGCGTAGTATTGCTGATTATTTTCTGTAATTAAACCCATGTATTAAGATTTTGCGTTTATTTCCTTTTGTTGAACCTCACTTGAAGCTGCTTGTACTATTTGAGGGTCTCTTATTATTATACCGGCATAAGCTAATATTCTTAAAATAACATTAACTTGCTCTGATTCGTGTAGTTCGAAATCTATAGAACCTGTTCCGTTAGAAGAATCGTAATAGCTATTAGTGAATATATATTGACCTCTATTACCTGTAGTAAAACCCCATATAGGGTTTATTGGTTTTCTAATATAATCAACTTCTATATCGCTAATTATGCTTAAAGGCTTAACATACAATACATTTTGTATGTTACTATTAATAGGTTGGCCAGGATTATTTACATTACCTCTGTTTTCATACAAATAAACAGGATAGCTTTCGCTAGGTAATGTTAAATCTGATTTATCTATATTGTAGAACTCAGTTCTATTTAGTCTTTGAACTTCAGTAGGTGTAGATGATGATGGATTATAGGTTACTGTTCCTAACCTATAAAAATCAACAGTCTGCCCATACTCATTTATAATAGGTAATGAGAAAGATTTTAATTTAGGGTTAGTAGAAGAGTTGTATGTAGCAATACCAAATGTTTTGAATATAGCTAATTTTTCATCAAGATTCATTAACCTGTCAGAATAATCATCATCAGCCTGAGGAATTCTCATTTGCTGATTGAGATCTTCAAAGTACTTTTCAAATATATCTAATTGTACTTGCGAAGCTAACTTGTTAAATTCTGATGGCGTTAAAAAACCTCTCTGTTCTTTATTAAGTATTGACAGAACTGTTTGATACACTGTATTTACATTTATTGCCATACTGGTATGTTTTTATTCAGAAAAGTTAGTAAAAATTAATCTAGATTTTGATCTTTCTAATTTGTCTATTTTTTCTATTAATAATCTTTGTAGTAAGTTTGGATTTGTTTTCTCTCTATTTGCTAATATAGCGTAAACCATGCAAGCATATAAAGCCTCTTCTGCTAACTTTGGAATAGCGGCGTTCTCATCTGTTGTAAGAGAATTTGACAAGTATGTTAATTTAAAATCAGGATCATTTACGTTTCCAGCGTTAAATGATACAATTTTAGTATTATAATCTATAGCATATTCTGCTTGACCTGGATTCTCTTTGACTTGAACAAAATCCATGTTATCTGCTTCTATATTAATTATAGTTACAAAATCACTAGGCAAAGTGTAGGTGGCTGGTAATACACTTGCTTCTACTATAAACTTACTTTTCAAAGTTTCGTAAGCAAATTCTTGTAGACAACGCCTAGCGTGAAATATTACTTCTGTTCGTTTAGAATCTGGGATAAGTTTACCAGGTCCAGTGTATGATATTATAAAGTTGTTTATTATATCATTTAATGATATAAAAGCGTTAGTTGATAATGTATTTGCCATTTTTTATTATTTTTGATCGTTAACGTTTATTTGTTGTTCTTTACTATTAGCTAAAGACATAACAAATTGATCTTTTGTCATTACACCTGCATACCCTAGTATTTTATCTATCAACAATGGTTGATCTGATTTATGTATCTGAAAGTCTTGAGAATCTAACTCATTATATATGTAGTGACCTAATTCAGTATCTACATTAAATCCCCATTTAGGATCTGCTGGAAAGTGCAAGTAATTCAATTGAACAACGCCACTACCATCTGGTATAGATTCTGGGTACAATGTTATCTTATTTCCTTCGTATATGTATACTGGGTAGAAAGATGTGGGAGCTGTTAAAGGAGATTGATTAGTTGTAAATAGCTCGTATTGTTGTATTCTTTGAGCCTCTCTACCTGGTACTCCCGAGGTAGGGCTGTTGTATATAACAGAACCTAATTCTTGAACAGATTCTGTAGGTACAGCTACGTTGTTAGTTAAATCAACGTTTTCATTTTTTTTAAATATAGATATTTTTTCATCTAACAAAGCCATCCTATCAGCATAAGCCAATGAGGTTTGAGGCATTCCAAGCAATTGATTTAAATCATCAAAGTACTGAGTAAAAATTTCTTGCTGCGCTTGAGTAGCAATCTTGTTGAACTCGTTAGGCGTCAACACTCCTCTTTTTTCTTGTTCCAGCACAACTAGAACAGCTTTATAAACCTTGTTTATGTTTATAGCCATTTTCTTTTATTTTTAAATTTGCTTGTTTAATATAAGAGGCTATGCTATTATAACCTCTTATACTTTTTATTATTACACGTTATTCTAAGTTTTTCTCTACTGATCTATAAACTTCTACGCCTTCATCGGTTTTAAAGTAAGCTGCCATTGCAGAGTATGGGTTTTCGTCAAAAGGTACTGTCATTAATTTTCTACCGTTTGATCCCCAAGTAAATGTTCTTTGATCTTGCGACAATTTAATAATACCCATTTCAGAAGCTTTTATAGCTATGTTTCTTAATTGTACATTGTCGTCATTTGCTAACTCTATAAACAAATCTGGTTGTCTTTTAGCAAATAATAATAGATCTCTTTTTAGTTCTTTAGTTGTCATGCTTGAAACCTTAGACCCTAGTTCAACACGAAGTATTGCTTCAGCGTCATCAACGTCCATAGTTCTTGCGGCCATCATTGCATCTATTTGAACTTCTAAATCTTCTAATTCATCTTCGGCTATAGCTACTGGATTATGTTCGTAGTATTTATTACCTAATAATGGATGATATAAAGATAGTAGTTTTTGTAGGTTTTGTTGTTCTTTTTTAACATATAGAGCGCCGTCTTTAAACATTATATGCCCTAATGTTGCTTGACCGTTTTGCTCATCTATAAAAGGAGAATTTTGATTTGTTGCGTATCTAAGTTCTCTTTGAAGACCCTTGTCTTTATCAAAATATAATAAAGGGTGTCTTGATGTATGTTTGGATGAAATTGTTAATGTTAAAGGCGCTTGACCTATAACTATATACATTCTATCCTTTATTTCCCAGCTTGGTTTAGCTGGTTCTTGTTTCTTTGGAGCAGTCATTACTTCTTGCTCTTGTACTATTTCTTTTTTTGCTACAGGCTTTTTAGCTGTAGTCTTGTTTGCATTTGCTGCCATAATATAATATAATAAAATTTTTAATAAGAGTAATAATTACCCCTGTCAGTTCAACAAGGGTAACTACTACATTAATTTAATCGGTACTAGTCTGTGAATAACACAAAGTTGTTAGCCGCTTGAGTTACTAAACATCTTTCAGATAAGAAGTGAACCTCCATCGCATCTAAATCAGAAGTAGCAGCGCCACCTACAGATCCAGTGATCCAGTTTTTCATTCTTCTATCATCAGCTTGAGAAGCTCTATATCTTACGTGTAAGAAAGGTCTTCTGATGTTAGTTCCTAATATTTGATCGTAAACTGTAGAAGTTCCAGCAGGTACTAATACTCCTTCGATTCCAGCATCAGCAACACCTCCACGAGTAGAAGCATCGTTTAAGTATTTCCAGTCAGTTTTGTAGAAGTCATAAGAACCTCTTCTGAATCCAGAGAAACCTAAGTTTAATGCCATTTCTTCAGAATTTTCAAATACACCAAAAGAACTACCACCACCGTAATAAGCACCAGCTCCGGCTGTTTGCCCTACACCAGCTAACATATCATCAAAGTCTAGAGAAGTTTCTCTATTCAAGAATAACATGTTTTCTTCGATTGCTCCTTGAGTATCTAAGTTTTTAAGAATTGAATCAAACTGAGCTAAACCAGTTGTTGCAGTAAAGTCTACTAATACATTTCCACGGCTTTTAACAGCAGCAAAAAGACCTTCAGTACCTTTAGCAGTTGTAGTTGAACTTCCAGATTTTAATTCACCTTCTACCATAGACATTTCTAAGTAGTCTTCAAAACGTAATCTTGTTTCAGATTCAGCTTTTAAGTACCATAAGAAACCTCCTTGACCAGACTCAGTAGCTACTTCAACCCATCCGATCTGAGCAGTGTCAGACCCGTTGATTGCATACTTATCTTTGATAATGATAGGAGAGTTAGAGTATTGAGTGAAAGAAGGTGTTACAGAAACTCTGTTAGCATCTCCAGTTCCTTTTCCGTACTCAGATCCGTATACGAAAATCTTAAGCGCTGGTCCACCAGTTACTAAATCTACTTCAGCAGCTCCAGCTCCAGTTCCGTCTAAGGCTTCTTGCGAATAAGGCGCTACAGTTAATACACCTGCACCTAATGCACTACCAGGAGTAGCTCCAGAGGCAACAACGTAACAGTTTAATTCTGCTCCAGTTGCTGGATTCATTACTACGATTGTAGAACCAGGAGATACAACATTTTCAATAAGAGTTGCTCCAGCTCCACCAACAGGAATAGTTAAAGTAGAAACTTTTGCCCCTACAGCACCTGCATTAGTTGCTATTACATTCTCATAAGAAATGTGTAATCTATTTTGCTCAGACCATACTACTTGATCAGAAGTCATTGGCATTTCAGCTCCTACCATTCTTAAGAAACCACCTAAGGTTCTATTTCCATAACGCTCTACTTCAGCTTCATAGATTTCTGGTAAGTACTGTTGTGCGAAATCACTCGTTCCATCAGTAAAGTTTAAATAATTGCCTTCTAAGGCTTGCTTTTTTTGTGTTGGAATTAAGCTTCCAAACACTGGGCTTACATTTGCCATAATTTTTTAATTTTTTTTAGTTAAATTTTTTTGTTTTAATTTTAAGTTTAGAAGAATCAGGACCGCTTATTGACTTAACTTTTATTCCGTTTACAAACTCACCAGAGGTAGTTTGTCTTGGCTCTGTGCTTGGATTTTTAGAACTACTAACTATTTCTTTAGTAGCATCTGTTCTTCCTTGTTCATAAAAATGATTAATAATTTTGTCAGCATTTGAAGCAATGTAAATAGCTTTATGATAACCTTTCGTGTCTTTTATATTACCGCTATCGTCAAGAAACTTTCCTACGAAATTGTTAATGCTTGATTGGTTCTCTGCAACTTTATTAGGATCTTGTAAACCATATCTAAACTTTTTCTTACCTACATTGAAATCAAAACCTTTGAATTCGTTAGTAAAGTAATCATTTGTTTTTGATTTAAAGTCCGAGTGCTGTTGCTCAGCTATTCTCTGATCTTCTTGGTATCGGTTGAAAAACTCTGTTGCTTTTTGTTGTTCCTGAGTAACGCCGGGTCTCAACTTGATTTCGTCGTAATATTTACTCTTGGTTTTTTCTAAAAAGCTTTTAGCTTTTCCAACTTCTTCTTTAAACGCAATTTTCTTTTTGCGTATATCTCTTTCCTCGTCTAGGTCTTCGTCATAATCGTAGTCTTCTAATAGTAGGCTAACGTCATCTGATTCTAGATAAGGTTTTGTTTGTTTGTAATATTCTTTTAATAGTGTTTTGTCATCAACACTTGAGTAGTCTGCATTTAACCTAACGTAGTCTTCCACTGATCCACCTGTCTCTTCCATAAAAGTAACAAGTTTGTCTATGTTTTCAGGTAGTACTCTTTGCTCCGCCACTTGCTTGTATTCTTCAGTAGCTTTTTGTAATTGATTATTCGGAGGTGTATCATCGTCTTCGTCTACAATTTCTATAATACCATCTTCTTCAGCTACTTCAGGTGTATCGTTAACAACTACAACGGGTTCTTCAATAGTATCTTCTTTAACCTCTGGTATTACTACCTTAGCAACTTCTTCAGCTACTGGTTCTTTTACTTCATCTATGTTAACCTTTATAGGCTCGTTAGATTGATTGCCTAATTGCTTAGGACTTGTTTTCTTGGATTTAATTTTAAAATCCCCTTCTTGTTTTACTTCTGACATAATATAATATAATTAAATAATTGTTTATTAGCTAGGACCGAACTCTTCTATTCCAAATCCACCTAACACATCGTTTCCTGATGATTCAAAGTTTTTAGGTAATCCTTCTGTTTGTCTTTGTTGTATTAACTCAGACTGTTGAGATCCTTGCATCTTTATTCTTTTATCTTTTCTATCTTCAATTTCTTTTTCTTTACTTCCTTCCGCATTTGCTCTTACTTGAGCTAGCTGCATATTAAAGTTGAACTCTTCAGCCATTAACTGCTTTTTTATTTGAGCTTCAGTTTGCATTCTTTGTATTTCAAACTGCGACTTAGCTTGTTCTATACTTACTTTTTCTTGAGTAAGTGCTTGTTGTTTTTGTACCTCAGCCATTGCAGCTTTTTCAGATGCCTCAGCGTTTGCTTGTGCTTGTGCTTGTATATTAGCTTGTTGTTGTTCTTGTTCTCTTTTTATTTTCTGAGTTTGTCTAAGCTTCAAGAATTGATTAGCTAACTTTATATTTTTTATTTGTCTAATATCAATTGCATCAGACAAAGCTATTGCCTGTGTTTGCAGCGCAACCTGTATGTTTTGCTCTAATAAAGCTTTATCTTCCTCTTCCGGCTCTAGCTCTAAATAAATACCAAAGTCATGTAACTGCAAGTTCATTAACTCCTCAAGGGTTTTTGTATTAAACGTGCTTATAGCGTTTGTTAAAGCATTTTCTGTTAAAGGGTTTTCAATAACATCAGCAACTTTTAAACTTATATTTTCACACGTTCTAACTGTTAAGTATAACAAAGAGTCCAATACGTGTTTTGTTGCGATGTTAGAAGCATTAGCTGCCATTTTTTGTAAACCTACTAATGAATCTTTATGAGGAGCGCTTCCGTCTCTTGCTTCGTTTAATCCAGTTACATCTCTTATCATTTGTAAATAATACTGGTATGTGCCTATTAAACTTTGTATTTTTGCTTGACCACTAGATGATGATAATTCTTGCACAGGTACTTTACCTCTATTCAATTCACCGTCTTGAGTAAGTGATCTACCTACAACGGAACCTGTTTGGAAATACATGTTCAATGCCTCAGCTGGATTGTATGTTGTGCCATTACCTAAATCAACTTCAGCTAAACCATCCATATCTAAGAATACACCATCTGGTACTATCCTAGACATTACTTGCTGCAATTTAAGATGCGTTATTTGGATCATATCAGCAAAGCTAGTAATTTTACTAACTATAGATTCTATACGTCCTTTATACATTCTAGGTGCTGATATACAATAATTCATCATTACTTTTGTAGTATCAGCTGTAGGCCTTGTCATATTTTCTGCTAGCTTCCATTCTAACATAATATTTGTACCTAATACTTTTGCTCCAGTATATAAAACTTCTATTGTTCTAGATATTCTTTCAAAGTTATCATTAGCTGGTGGATTAAATGTGTCAGGCTTTTCTAACGTTTTTTCTAACCCTTGATCTGTTTTCTTTATTTTGAATACTTGATCTGAATATGTTTTGTATTCAAAGTATAAAACTTGTATGGTATTACCATCATAATTTCCCCAGTTTGTTACATACTGTGAATTACCTGGCATATCTTGTATCTTTTCTAATTCTGAAGCTGATAACGATGGAAACTGTTTTTTAAGTTCAGCTAATGATATGGATTTTACCTCACCTACATAATATATATCTTCAAAGTTTGGATGCTCTGTATATGAATAAATCATATTAGCAGGATCAACATAATCAGTAACTATTCCCTCTGCTTTATTAAATGACGTTTTAACAGCTCCAATACCTATAGTAGTTAAATCGTGCGCTAAGCGTTTTTTTATTTGATCGTACTTGTTAAATGCTAATACGTTACTTATAACTTCTTCTTCTGCAATCTCTACGTTTTGCTTAGGAGTCATTTGTAAATGCACGTCTAACTCTTCTCTATTTTCAGGTAAGCTTTCTAAATCACCTGTTCTAGAAAAATCCATACCTAAATTTTGCTTTATATTTAACAAAGCTTCCTTAGTAAGCATGTCTTGTTCCACTGCTGCAGCGTAATCAGTCCTGCTTTTCACAGAAAATGGATCTTGAGCAAAAGCATTTATATCATACGATTTATTTGACATTCCATTTACAACAATATCAACAAATTTTGATATAACCGGAATGGGTTTCCAATCTAAATTAAGATAAGATAAATCACCGTTTATAGACAATTCATCTTTATACTTTTGTATTGATTGCTCTCCTCTTGCGTATAAACGTAGTGAATGAAAGCTATTCCAATTATTTAAGTATCTATTACCGTTACCTCTTCCTTGATTGAACCATTCTTGTTCAATAGCTCTAGAGACTTGCAAGCCGTAATCATAACTAGCTTTTACTTCGTCGCTAACAACCTGGTTAGGGAAAGAACTATCAGTATTTGTTTGTATTTTCATTTATCTTAATATTTTAGACGTAGAACCTCTATTGTCATATCTTTTAATTCCTAAATCGTAAACCTTTTTTTGCACTGGACTAACCGGTGAATATAGGTTTTTGTTACAAGCCATTATTGCTAAACCAGAACTTATAGAAGCATCATGCTTTGTTCTATTGTTTATATTGAATTTACCCCAGTCTTCTAATGTTCTTTGAAAGTACATATCACCATAACCAGCTTCTGTTCGTCCAACACAAGTTTCTATATATGATTCTATAGCTGCAGCGTGTGCTTGTTTAATATCTTCACTAGAGTTCGGTATACCACCTATTTCTCTTTCAGTTATAGATAATTTGTTTAATCTTTTATCAGGCCTGTTCATTGAAAAGCCTCTATAGCCTCTTCTTTTGAAATGATACAGTAATCTAGGTTTATTGTTTTCCGCAAGTATTGGCATACCGTAAAATATGCAAGCCATTAATACGTCTTCAAAAAATATCTCAGCAGTTTGTGGTCTAGCTATATATTCTAAAAAGAATCTATTAGGCGGAACATCTTCCATGCTAAACTTAGTTAAACCGTGCAAAGCTCCGTTAGAACCTCTCTTGTCAACTGTACCTGATATATCATAGCTATCACATCCAAAAGCACCACAGTGCTCGTTACCCGGATATTTTGTATTACCTTTCACTATAACTCTGTTTTGCATCTGTAAAGGCGGTACCCAACTAACGTTGAACCTACCATTTTTGTTTGGTACAAATATTACCTTAGTGTCTTTTATACCGTTTTCCCACATAAAACTTCCAGTGGTTATTATCGATGTATTCCTAAGGTCTTCGTTATAATCTATTTGTTCGTATATCTTTGTTAAGTTAAACAGAGATTGCTTTGCTTCGTCTCTAAAAGCGTGTTGCTCTGTTCTTGGAAACTGACGATAGTATTCATTTAAACCATCTTGATCTCCTTTTAATCCTTCAACTTCATTGTTCCAGTATTCAATTACACCTTGTTTTATAGGTGATCCGTCAGGCCCTTCAGCTGGTTTTTTTGGCGTTTCAAATACAGGAAATCCATAAGAATCAATGTAGCCTTCGTAGTTCCATTCCATAGGAATGAACAAGCTATAGAGTCCCGAACGAGTCTGTCCATTTGCATTTCTTTTTGTTGCGTCGGAGTCATAGTATAGTTTTTTAAAGTTCTCGCCACCTTTATCTAAAGCATTTGATGTTGAACCCATCATACACTTACCTATAATTTTTGAACCTAATCTCAAACAGGTTTTTGTAACCCTCCAGTTATTTAATATGTTTGTAGGTCTTTCCCATTTACCACTTTCATCGTGGACTAATAGTTTTAATTTTTCACCGTCGTACGAGTTGTCCCCGGTGTTTTTCCAGTCGATCGTTGTATCGAGCCCGGTGATCTCTTGTAGCTTCTCATTGGTGTCAAGCTTTTTTCTCGTAAATTTGGACGCGGGAACTCTGTACGCAAGTTCCGTCTTCGGCCTGTCCATACCGTCCTGGATTGGTTTGAAGAAGAAGGGATAATTAACCGAGATGGGTACCACTTTATCAGTAAACATCTTTTTGGCATCTGGCCCGGACTTTGAAAGAATACCAAATCGTGAGTCTGTGGATATTGTAGCTTGATTAACCGTTTCGCCTGAGGCCATGAAAGAAAACCCTGACCGTCTGTTCTTAAGATAGCACATTCCGTAACAACGTACATCTGCTTTACAAGCTTCCCAGAATATAAAGAATAATCTGTTTGACTCCCTAAAGTCTGCTGCCCCAACATCAATTTTGGACCACTGCAAGTACATGTAGTGAGTACCAGTAATATAAGAAGGCTTGTCTTTATTAAAAAACCAAAAACCTTCTTCACGCCTTTTAAATTCTGTATCAATATAGTCATACCACTTTTCTTTAAACTGTGAAGGGTATTCGTCCCAATCAAATACCGATTTTATCTTTGAAAGCTCTTTTGGGTATTCCGTGTGTTTCCACTTGTTGCCTTCAAATTCAATAACATCATTTTCTTTTGGCAATGCTATTTTTATTCCTTGTATTTCGTAAACCTCTCCTATTTGTCCGGTTCTACTGATCACAACTACATCGTGCTCTTCGTTATAACCGTACTCCCATTTCTTATACCTGTTTAACCTTTTTAATATCTTAGGTTTAATATAGTCTTTTAATACTGCTACTAAGGTTTGTTCGTACATTATCTAGATCTTCCTTCTGCAAAACCTCTAAAAGCTTTTTCTTCTTTAGCTTCTTTGGGGTTTTCATTTAATCTTTCATCCTCCTCTTCTATTCTAGCAAGTATTTCAAAAGCATCGAATATAGCTAATTTTTTTGTTGCGGCAGCATTTTTAAGTCTGTCAGCTGATAAATCATCTTCTGAGTCAACGATCTTTTCTTCTGCCACTTTAATTAACTCCTTAACTGCTTTTTGCCCAGCTAGGATTATATTCTTCTTGGTTTCTTTTGTGTTCATACTTAATTACAATATCATTAGATTTCATACAATAAACTCTTTGATCGTCTATTATAAAATCCCATTCACTGCCGGGTGTAAACCCTACTGTGTCCCCTGGATTGATATTAAGCGCTTTTAAAGAACTATTACCTATTTTTAATATACCAATAAGGTCTTGCTCTTTTTGTGATCTTAAAGTGTCTTTGTTTTTTAAAGGCATTACAAAGCATCTGTCTCCAAATGATTTCCAATCCCCTGTATTTTTATACAAATATATTTGATCTGCCGAACAAAAGTGTAAGTCATCTTTAAAATGAGATCTACTTCTTTTCTTATTACCTCGGATGTCATAAAAAACTCTAAATACATTATGATGTATTATTATTATGTCTCCTTTTTTTATATTTGTTTTAAAAGCTTTTGGTGTTTCAACCACTATAGCTAAATTGTTTACAGACTTAAAGTCTTCAATTTTAGTGTTTAGTATTAATGTAACGTCGCCTAGCTTTATTTTGTTATCGTATCTATCGCCAATAGGTTTGACGATAAAATCGTATAGACTTCTCATTTAATATTCTAAATCATACTCAACGGATATTGCCATGTTAGAATTAAACTTCTTCCATGGCATTACCTCATTTCCTTTCTTTATGTAAATACTGTAAGAATTAGATTGTGTATCATGTAGTATGCAATCTATAGTATGTCCACCATAAACGTTTTGCCCTACTGAATAGTGCATAGCGTCATTCTTATAGTCAGAACCTATACTTATTTTTCTTACAACAGAACTCATTATTCCGCTATCTCAAGAGTTTTTGTTTCTTCTTGCTTAGCTTCTTCATAAGTACCATCAGCTAAGTTTACAGTAATGTCACCATACTCTTCTCTGATTTCAGCTTTGATACCATCTAATTCTTTTGCAGTTTCGAAATGTGCTGCTAGGTATTCTGCTTTTTTTGCCTCTAAAAATCCTACTTCCGTAAGTATAGAGTTCATTTTTCCTGTTGCGTCTTTGATAGACTTTAATTGTTCATCTGTTAATTTTCCCATTTTATTTAATTTAATTGGTTACTGTTATTACTATTATTACTTGTTTTTAATCTTTTTACTTTTTAAATAAAGGTCCTAGCTTATCTACTATCTTTTCACCACTTCTACCAATTACATAACCTCCAATACCTATTTCTAATAGCTGCCAAAATTCAGGCTCTAAAACAGGTGTTACAAGTCTTGTAGACAGCTGCGATATGAATTTAGTATATATAATTATAAAACCAAACGAAAGCATTAATATAGGTCTCCAGCTTCTTTGTAGCCAATTACCTTTAGCTTCTGCTACAATAATCTCAGTCTGCATTTTTTGCAATTCTAATTGAGCATCTTGCAATACTTTGAATATTTCATTTCTAGCATTTAATCTTTCTTCTTCGCTAGTGAATAGCTTATCAACCACATCACCAACTTGTTTGAATACTTTAGTACTGAAAAATTCTAATATTTTTTTCACTATTTTTGATTTTTTATCTTTATAGCTTGCTTAACTGTTTTTCCTTTATTTTTAGATGGGTATCTAGCAGGGGTTAATGTAGCCCCTTTGTATTTAAACTCATTAAGCTTACCTTTAACTTTAACAGCTCCTGGATATTGTTTTAATATCTCAGCGTCTGTTCTCATTTCTACTTTATCTCCAGGGCCTTCAATTGCTTTTATTGGCGATGCAGAAATAAATCTTTTTATTTTAAATGCCATAATTATTTTGCTTTTTTATATGCCTCAGCTTCCCAAGGTAAGTTTTTAGCTCCTTCTTTCATTTGAGCTCTTGAATATTTTTTTCCTTTCCAGTACACATTGTTATCGTCGTAATCTAAATCACCGCGCTTCATTTGATCTATATGCACCTTTTCGTGATTTATAACACTGTTTAATTTGGCTGGTGATAAATTATTGTTTATAACAATAGTACCATTATTATTAGCTTTCCCTAAAACGCCGTCTTCCATATCTACGCTATAAATAGGTGTGTTATCTATAGCGTATGGAGGATTTTGTAATTTAAAAGCCATTAACTTACTTTTTACAGTGCTTAGACATCCAAGAACCTTTCATGGCTAGTGGAGATTTACCTAATTCAGATCCATATCCTTTGTTAAGGTTTTTAATAGCAGATCCTTTGTCTGCAACAGGATTGTCTTTAATTAAGTTTTTCTTTTCTTGCTCGTTGTACGAATTCATAATTATTTACTTTTTAGATTTATTTTTTTGACAAAAATTACTTGCGGCGCCTACACTACCAAATCCCCATTTTTTTAAAGCCATTGCTTTTTTAGTAGGTTCTCCTTTTGAATCTTTCATAGCTCCTTTCATTCCCGCAAACCTGCAGGCAAATGAAACTCTACGAGGACTAGTTCCTTTTGTTAAACGTTTACCCATACCGGGGTTTTCTTTTCGCATCTTACGATTTGATTTTTCGTAAGCGGCTTCCTTTATATTTAAAGGGGATTGTTTGTATGCCATATCTTATTCTTTTAATTTAACCCACTTAGATAACGTATAACCTATAGTTACCAGTAGTAATAATATTTTTAAATATACTTCTATATTAGTCATAGTTACCGCCATAGTGGCAAGGTTTATTGCGTATAATTTTACATCCTGAGCTAGCATAGCTTACTATTTAGCTCGTTGTGTGATAGGTCCTTTCATAGAGCTACACCCACAGTGCGCTTTAGAAATTTCCATTCCGTATTTACCTGAACTAGATCCTTTACCTTGAGGCAATGATTCTAAGTTTAATGGCCCATCCCATATAGCGCTCTGACCTGATGCTTTGTTTTTAACGTTATCCATATCTTTATTTTTATAGTTTTTTTATTCTTGATCAGGTTTAATCCAGCCTTGTCCAATTCCTACATCTTTTTGTGTAATTTTTCCATCACCAGATAAATCTGCCATAGCAAAAGGTGTTATTTGCCTTTGCGGCATGCTTTTAGCTCTTTCTTCAGGTGTTCCAAATACATATTGAGCATTTGAAGCTTGACTTGGATTAAATACAGGTTTAGCATTACCCATTTCATTTGAAGGTACAGGTACTCCTGGATTTTGCAAAACTGGTTGCTCAGGGTTTTGGAAAATTGGTTGACCCAATAAATTTTCATCTTGTTTTATCATTATTGACGTTTTTTATAGATACACTTAATACTTTATCTGTATAAGTATCTCCTTTCATTATTCTATTTCTACTACTCGTAGGTATATCATCTTGACCTAGCATTATTCTATAAATTCTATTTATAAGTTGCTTGCCTTTGAATGATACTTTATATATATGGTACTTTTGAGTAGTTCTATTTCTTTTTCGCCAAACAGAGATCCAGTCTTCCTTCAACAACTTATTCCATCTTCTATTATTCCAACTGTATGAAAACGTACCTGTTTTAAAATCTTGCTTAGTAAACATGTCTAAGCAATCTAAATAAATTAATAGTTCTAGGTCAGCGTCGTTTAAGTCATTATTTCTACACGCCCATTTTCGTATGATTCTGTAGTGTTTTAACAACCCTAATTTTTTAACATCACTAGCGTCTATTCTCATAAAACTACAACTATATCTTGCATTTTTATAACTTGATACGGATCACCTTCTATTTCTATTGTGTGACCAGCGTGTCTATCGTAGTAAATTAAATCACCTTCAAGTAGACCTGCTTTGGTTGCTTCTTCTCCAGGAGATATTACGGATGCTTTAATGTATCGTATATCTTCCCTTTGTTTTTCGGCAAGAAGTAAACCGCCTTTAGTAGCGGCCACCCCTTCTTTTTGTTTCTTTATTATTAAGTTTCTACCTATCGCCTTCATTTGCTCTTAAATTATTAATTACACAATCAGTTGATAATATCGTAGTTGCTACAGATGCAGCGTTTCTTAATGCACTTTTGGTTACCATTAACGGATCAATTATACCGTGTTTAACCATATCTACAGGTTCTCCCGTTATTGCATTCAAACCAATACCTTTGTCTTGTGGCTCTGATGCTGTGATACCTGCATTTTCTAATATTGTAAAGTAAGGGGCTTTTATAGCTCTTAATAAAACTTCTTCACCTAATCCTTCACTTTTAATATATGTTGAAGCATTTAATAATGCAACGCCACCACCTGGTACAATACCTTCTTTAACGGCTGCTTTTGTTGCACAGATAGCATCTTCAACTCTATCAGTTTTTTCTTTTAACTCTACTTCAGAGTTTGCACCAACTTTAACCACTGCAATTTTGGCGGTTAACATTGATAATCTTTTTTCAAGCTTTATAACTTCCCAGCTTTTCAGCGTGTTATTCGTAAGCTTTTCTTTTATGCTACGTATTACATCCTTTATCTTTTCGGATGCCTCAGAGACCGTTATAACAGTGTCCTCGTGTGAGGTAACACTTTTTAAACAAGATCCTAAATACTCTACGTCAATCGAATCAAGGTCATCGCCTAAATCCTCGTTAACTATTGTAGCCCCAGTTAGTAAGGAAAGATCTTCAAGTACTTCACGTTTGCTAATGCCGTAGGTAGGAGCATTGATTACATTTACTTTTAGATTACCTTTCTTTTTATTGGTAGCCAGAGTTGATAAAACACCTTGTTCTAAATCGCCTATAATAAGCAAAGGTTTATTGTTTTTTATTACGTACTCCAGCACTTTTTGTATATCTCTTATAGTGTTAACTGGTGATTCCATGATTAACACTAATGGATTTTCTAATTCAGCTGTTTTTGTTTGTTCGTTTGTAATGAAATGAGAATTTGTTAAACCTTTATCATAAGGTACACCTTCAATTAATTCAGAAACAGTTTTACCGTCACCGGCAGTTTCCATCATTACAATACCTGTATTATCTACAGATCTAAATGCATCAGCTATAATAGAACCTAATTCATTGTCGTTATTAACAGATATAGAAGCTATATTATCTAACATGTCTCCTTTTACGTCAACTGCTAGCTTTTCTAAATACTTAATTACTTTTTCAACTGCAGAATTAATACCATCTTTTATTTCTCTGGCATTTTTCTTTTCTGAAACAGCGTAAGCTTCTTTTAATATAGCGTGTGCTAAAACAGTTGCGGTGGTTGTACCGTCACCTGCTTCTTGAACAGTTTTTCTAGCGGCTTCTTTTAACAATGTAGATCCCATATTTTCCACTGGATCAAACAATATTATAGAATCAGCTACAGTTACACCGTCTTTTGTTATAACAGGTTTACCCGTACCGTCCTCTAGCATTACGCATTTACCACCAGCTCCTAATGTAGAGCTGACAGCATTTGCTAATTTCTCTATTCCTTTAAATACTTGATCTCTAGCATCATCACCAAAGTTCAAGTTTTTGACAATTCCGTTCATATTTAATTTAATTTGATTTGATTTAATTTACCTTTTTCAGGTATACGAGTATTATTACTCGTTTTCTTTGATTTTTACCTAATTAATCCTCAATAGGTGGCTCTGGCGGAACAGGCTCTCCAATAGTTAATGTAACACTTGTAGGTGTAATCAAACTATCTATTTGACTTTGCACGTTTGCTTCAATACTAGCAACTTGCTCGTCACCCATTGCTCCTTTAGTCCAAGCTACAATTTCGTCATTTGTTAATTGATCAAAAGGTATAAAATTTGTTATTTGACTAGTATCTAAAACTTGTGTCCCAATATTTGTAGCTGCCCAAGACGTTCCTTGAGGATCTGTTTGATCTGAAGTACCTGTTACAATCCAGTGCACATTGTACACCACATCCGCTTCGTTGTTTTGTTCTGGATAGCAATCTACTGTTCTGCAATTCCAATCGTAAGTTGTCATAATTTTTATTTATTTATTTTCTATTAATTGTATTCTTTGTTCTAATTCTTCTATCTTATCTATTGCTTGCTGTAGAGCAGCTGATAGTAGAGGTACTATTTTAGACTGATCAATAGATTGATAGTCAGGATTGTTTTCGTGATCTAAAGCATCTTTTTCACCGGTAACAGCTTCAGGCACAACTTCTGCTAATTCGTGAGCATAAAATCCATCTATTTTAGGTTGGCTTGGTTCAGAAATCCAATTAAATTTTACAGGTTTTAATGCTTTTACTCTTTCTATAGCGTCTGATATAATTTCTTTGTTTTCTTTTAATCTGTAGTCTGAAGTTGTATTGTAGCTTGTACTAGTTGCGTTAACTACAATTGACCCTCTTTTGTTTGCATCTTGATAAAAAGTTATAGCATTATTGTCAAGACTAGATGCTGCGAATGACGTAAGTTGTATTCCATCACCATAAGCGGGTATCGCAACTCTTACATTTTTTGTTCCATAACCGGATCCTCCAGTAATTTGAAAATCCGCTCCAATACCACCCAAAGGAGTAACTACTGTTAATTTAGAAGTTCCAGCTGATCCAGTAGATTCTCCAGCTCCCACTTTTATAGATGTAGCTACAACTAGCTTACCTTGAGTAGTTAAAGACATTGAGCCTTGTAAATCACTATGACTTGAATCACCCCACCACCAACCGCGGTTGTTTGAATTACTCATTTGAAAACTCATAGCGTAGTCAGTACCTGTACCGTCGCCTCCTAAGCCACCGTACCCAAACCCGTTTTTCATACCTATAGTATAAGTACTTAGACTACTCCAAACACTTATTTTGTTTCTGGTTTGAGTTGAACTTGTATAAAGACCTCCATTATGACGTGTTGTTTCGGTAAACCTAGCGTTACCAGTTACATCTAGTTGATACCCGGGAGCAGAGTTGTTTATACCGACTTTTTTGTTTGCCAATACAGTTAAAGCTTCTCCACTAGAACCGCTGTATATTCTGTACCTGTCGTTGTCAAACCTAAATGTGACAGGATTTGCTGCAGTAGATGAGCTTTCTAAAACATAACCGTAATTAGTAGCTGAGAATAATTTTGAACCAAATGTAGATAGTACTGATATATGGTTAAAAGATGAAGTGCCCTGATCTATTTCTATAACATTAGAACCTTGAACTGATATCTTACCTGCAAAAGCTGCGTCATTGCTTGAAAAAGTTATTGGACCATCAATAATATTTGCTGTATTTGTCCATACAGCAACCTGATTAGTAAGTCCCGTACCTGTTACAATACCTGATGTAGCAGCATCCACATAAGCTTTTGTTGTTAAATCTCCAGCGGCTGTTGGTGTTGACCCTGCTACTTTACCTGAAAAGGTAAGTCTTCCAGAAGCGGCTGTTACATTTATATAATTGGAACCATCATAGTAAGCATGTCTAAAGTTAGATGTTGCTCCAGTATCAGATTCACCATACCAATGCAATCTTGAATAGTTTGTACTGTCATCTCTAGCGTCTGCTCTTTGAAGAGCTGCATCAGCACTTGATACGCGCCAATAAGTTGTTCCGGTATAGTAAGGTCCGTCACTAAAGGTTTTATCACCTGTGATTGTTTGATTTGTTGCTATTGTTACATAATTACCAAGCGATGCTGCTGACGCATAATACGATCCCTGTTGTCCATCTAGTAAATCCGCGTCTAAACCAGATCCCGCTCCATCATTACCACTTGTCCAAGTAGTGTATATATTAGGTGACATTACATTCGGTAGAGCAGCATCAATTGTTATAGTCCAAGGGTCATAAGTATCAGCTATATTAGTATAATAACCTAATGTCATATTGTGAACACGAACCCCAGTGTAATTACCGTTAGCTATACTTATATAAGCCTTGCCATTTGAATCCCTACCTACTTTTATATCTGGAGTTCCGGTACCTGAGTAGACAGCTTTAGGTAAATACCAATTGTTTGTGCTATTGTACATGTAACCACCGACTACATAGGTGTGTATGGTATAACCAGAGTATATAGAAACTGTAACCTGGAACATATGACCAGAGTTCGTATTGAATGGTGCGGTAATTCTTATTCTACCAGAAGCACCTGCGGTTGTACCATAGGTTGCTAATGTTGCTCCAAAATTAGTATGATCCTTTCCGTCTAATAAATTCGAGTCCGCTGCTGTACCGGCTATCGGCAAATAAACACCATCTGTTAGTTGACTTCTAAAGTGAGATTTTGTTGCTTTTCTTATATACCCGTCATTTGTATTAACATATACGTCAGAAATAGTATTAGTTGTATTACCTGAGGTTGTATTTATCCATCCTAAGTTTAAATATCCATTGCCATCTCTGATAGGAATAGTATTAGCAGATGCTCTTGTAGTTGAAGCATGATACCCATCTAGTAAATCAGCATTTAGACCTGACCCTGATCCGTCAGTTGTTGATGTCCAAACTTCCGCCCAAGAACTCCATGCACTTGCTGAATCGTTCATTCCTCTAATATACAACCCGTTTCCTAGTCTTTCATTAGCCATTTGGAATCCAAAACTATTGTTTTGTTTGTTACCGCCAACTACAATCATAGTTCCAAAAGTTAGTGGAGGCGGATTTGTAGATCCAGTAGAGGTGTTGTATAAGTTATAAAATCCGCTTCTTGATATGTTATCAAAGTTTTGGGTTCCAGATAATAGTATAGAATCACTTGTGAATCCAGCGTCAAAAAGTATTTCCCCGGTTGAAGTGTCAGTGGCATCACTTCTTAAAAATGAGGTAGCTTGTAACCCATCAAGTAAATCAGCATCTAGACCTGACCCTGCACCGTCGTTGTCAGAATCCCACATTGTTCTCCAAGAACCATAGCCAGTACTAGGGTTGTCTCTCCAATACATATTTCCATTGGAAGAGAAAGCTAACTGAGCATTGTAATTTCCAGCATGTTGTCCAACTGTTATAACACCGTTCGCGTTATCACTAGTTGGTGGTTTATTTGTAGAAGAAGAATTAAATCCTCTATATTCCAATTGCCCTACGCTTACACTATCAGCAACTGAATTTAAATTTTCAGTACTAGGTCCATTACCACCTGCTTTTATTTTAGAAATATTAAAAGAAGCTGTTAAAGTACTTGAATCGCGTTGAGTAGCTGTTAAAGTCTGAGTTGTGGTTCCTGAAAAAGCTAATGCTGTAATGTCATCATTTGCAAGTCCGTCTACATAAGCTTTGTTAGCCGCATCAGTAGAAGCGCTTACGGTATCTACGCCTTGAATTCTACCAGTGCCTCCTAAAATAATGTCACCACCATTAACCCATAAATCTCCTTTTTGCCACACATTTCCATTAGTACCGTAAACTGTCCACGCTGTACTATCGCCACCTACAAACGCAAATTCATTAGGATTGCCACTGTTTCCCCATATATTCCCAGGGCCTCCATTTCCATTGGTTCCGTATCTTGCGCCAGAGTTACCAGCCCAAAATAATCCCCAAGTATTACCAGCCGCCGCTACCATATAAGAGTTGTAGTCAACGCCAAGCTTAAAAGGAATATTTGCTTGCCCATCAACGTTTGAAGTTGATACACCTCCGGTAACTGTTCCTGAAAAAGTTCCATTTGTCCCTGTTACAGTCGTAAATGTCGCTGCGCCAGCCGCTGTAATATTCCAATTGTTACCTGATAAAGGATTACCTCTAAATAATTGATTATCACCACTTGTACTACCGTGGTAATTATTTGTTGCATAATTATAGGCGTTACTTACGTTACTTTGTATATAAAAATCACCACCTGTAAAAGCAGTACGTCCTGCAGAATCACTATAAAAGTAACCATCAGTTCCATCTCCCACTCTTAGTCTTGGAGCTGTTAAATTAGTCCCGTCGTATGAAAAATTATTATTAAATGATACGTTTGATGTAGTACTCCAAAAAGCTACTTTATTCGCAGCTCCTAAACCTGATAATGTAGAACTATTATCTACTTTTTGCCAAGCATCTGTACCTGCTCCATTGTCTACATATATAGCCCAGTCACCAACAGCCCAATCAGTAATACCTGATAGGTTTGTTGAACCTGCTACACTAACAATCCAAAACTTTCCATTATCTTGTGTTGTTCCAGCAAGAGTTGGTGTGTCTGTCGATGCATTCCAGTTTCCTTCAAAAGCTAGTCCTGAAGGTATGTTTCCTATTTCTGTGTCTACATAATTTCTATTAACAGCATCTGTACCCGCGTTTATTGTGTCAATACCTTGAATACGCCCAGTTGCTCCACCTAAAGTTATATCTCCTCCAGAAACTGTTACATCTCCCGCAAAAGTTGCATTTTGCGATGTATCTAAAGTTAAAGCAAGACCAGCTCCTGAATATATTACGGCATCAGATCCACTTGCTCCATATAAAGCTATATCGTTATTACTACTACTACCGTACCCTATATAACCTTGTTGAGTTCCTTGTGATCGAAAAGATATATAAGCCGCTGTGTTAGTAGGTGATGTAGCATTTGTATCATTTAATATTATTGAAGGTACATCGTCATTTATATATAAGTCCCCAGTCAAAGGATTTCCTGAACCAGCAACTAGTGGTAAGTAAGGACCACCAATTATTGCAGAACCTGATCCGTCAACCCAATCTATACCTGCAGCAGTTGAAATTAAAACTTGATTAGCTGAACCCGTTGATCCGTTAGTATCTTCTAAAAAATTTGTTGTATATTTCTTACTCATTTACCAATTGTTTTGTACTATATTAATCCATGCGTATGTTGTGGCTCCTGTTTGCATACACATATCTACATAACTATTATTACCTGAAACTCTATATTTTAACGTCCCTACTTTTGCTGCTGAAGCTGTAGCTGTATCATCAGCCATTTGAATACCACCAGCAACTTGAAGTTTAGATTGAGGGGTAGTCGTTCCTATACCTACGTTACCGTCTCTTTGTATAGTCATTCTAACATTTCCGCCTGCTCCTCCGTTTTCGTTTCCAATTACAAATTTTCCAGTATGCCCCCATCCATTTTCTCCAATAACCCAAGCTTCGTTGTTAGGGGTATTAGACTTTCCAAAAAACCCAATACTAGTCTCACCTTGATTGGTTGAGTCTCTTTGTATACGAACACTACCATAACCATTATTATTGGTTTTAATGTGTAGAATTTTATCAGGACTATCAGTTCCTATACCTACGTTACCTGCGTTAAACCAACTATCCGATTGAGCACTTAATCTAATATCTTCATTATTAGAAGCATCGAAAATAGATGTTATACCTGAACCTAACGTGTCTAAAGCGTGTTTTATTTTAACAACCCCATTTGAGTTTGAAAAATGAGCTATATCTACACTTGTAGTTGCGCTTGCAGCTACCTCTAACTTAGCACTAGGACTAGTTGTTCCTATACCAACGTAGCCACTACCTGAAAAAATAACGTCTCCTCCGTTTGGATTTAAATTTAAATTAGAAGCGGCTCCACTTACCCCTACAACTCTGGCTTGTATAGATGATCTACCCATCTCCATTCTAAAAAAACCATCACCAACTTGTAAATTACTTGAATTATTCCCTGATACAGAGAAGGTTGCACCTGGCCCGTGTAAAGTACCAGTCATTGCTTGACCTACTGAAGACCCGCCCGCAAGCGGCACGAATACACCTGTGCCTGGAGGTGTGGTTGTTGCTGTAATATTACCATTTGAATCAGTTACTAATGTACCTGCGCCGTAATCATTAAATTGTATTGCACCATCTGCAGCAATACGCATTCTTTCTGCGTCATTTGGAGAAAATGTTAAAAAGCTACTACTAGCTGTTGAACCTAAATCTATTTGATGTTTTGACGCTGTATTAGCAGGAGCCCCGTGAACTCTTAAATAACCATTATTACTTGCAGCATTTAAAAATACTACAGCATTTGGATTACTTGTTGCAAGATTATCATCAAAAGTATTATTTACTCTTATTGCAATGTCAGCATTATTGGCACTACCCTCTACATCTAACAAATAATCAGGAGTTGTAGTACCTATACCTACTTTACCTTCAAAGTAATGTTTATCACCTTCAGTATATATACCCCAAGCATTACTACCTTTTGTTCCTTGGTAATCACCTTTGAATAAATATTGGTTACCAAAATTAGGTACAGTACCTTCGTTATTATCAATGACACCTGAGACAGCCATCATTTCTCCGTAAGTTATAGTATTCGCTTTGTTTATCGATATTTCTCCTTCAACTCCTTTTGTAACACCTATATCAGCATTACCTCTATTTGTACCTATGTCTACTAAAAAATAACCTCCAAAAGCATTATCAACATCACCTAAATCTTGTGGTTGGCTATAACCAAAAACACCATACATATTACTTACGCCTCCGTTTGTTGAATTAGCATCATGAATAGCCTGTCCATAAACACCTACTAATTGGGCTGTTTTTTCAGTAATATTACCTGACTCAGCATAAAACTGACCAGCTCGTACTACATCTGAAAAACCTGTAAATCTAACATCACTTTCAATACCATGAATTCTGTGCTCATTAGAAGCATCTCCATCAGCTGAAGAATCTAAGTCAACAAATATTCCCCTATTTGTTCTATCTGAAGTTGTAGTATCTGCTCCAGATAAATTCATATCTATTTCAAGAGCGCTGGTAGCTACATTTGCATCATCTCTAGTATGCTGTATTCTTATCGTATTTAAAGGACCATCAACACCAGAGGTTACAACAAGTTTGCCGTTTACTGGACCTGTATTGCCTATACCTACATTACCAGTTGAGGTAATACGCATTTTTTCAGACGCATTAGTTGCTAAAGATAAATACCCATTTTCTTTATTTTCTAAACCTACATTTGTTCCGTCAGTATAAGCAAGGAAACCATCTGACGCACCTACGCCTGATGTGTTATTGGCTAACTGTAATACTGCGTTCCCAGAAGATTCGTATATTGTTAGGTTTCTTTGAGGACTAGTAGTTCCGATCCCGACGTTACCACCGGTGTTAATTGTAAATTGACTTGAAGAATCAACGCCACCAGCACTATTGTGAATCATAAAAGAATCACTTCCAGAATTATCAATACCCATTGACCAGCCCTGACCACCTGTTAAGCTAAAAGCCATAACAGCATCGCCAGTACCATCTTGCTCGATTAAAAGTCTTGGTGTTGTTTCAGCATTGTTAGAATACAAACTTAATAATCTCTCAGGACTAGTCGTTCCTATACCGACTTTATCATTCGCGGCGTCTACGTATAAAACGTCTGTATCTACTTGTACGGTATTTAAAAACTTTATAGCCATTTAAATGGATTTAATTATTAACCTATTTTCTGCACTAGTATAACTATATCATCGGTTTCTGTACTTGCTATAGTTGCTGTAATTGAATTTGATGCTCTAGTTATATCACAGAACACTGTTGGGTAATTATCAGTAGCGTTGTCTCTATATGTTTGAACAATAACTTTTGCAGTTCCCCAGTTATGTGTAACTGTTCCTGATAAGCTACCTGCAGATATTGTTCCTTCATCAGTATTACTAGAGTTTGTGTCTGTGTTTGTTACGGTTGCGGTACCTGAAGCATAAGCAACAGATATACCAGTACCAGCAGCTACGATCACGGCTCCTTTTTGACCAGCAGTTGAATCAACAACATCTAATGTAGCAGTCCCACTAGTATATGGAGCTGTTATTGTTCCTCCAGCACCTGGAACTACATTACCTAAACCTACAGTTGTTGCGGTTGCTAAATCAGTATCAGATTGTACGACTATAAAATCACCTTCTACAGAGGCACCAGCTGCAGCCGCAGTTTGAACTATAACAGAATCACCTACTGTAAGTGGTGTTGCCGTGTTTCCAAAGAAGTCACCATCTACGGTTACTACGTAGTAATCACCGACAGCAACTGCAACTCTAGCAGCTCCTGATGTTAAGTTACCACCGCCAACTATTGCTCCAGTGTTAGCGTTAAATCCGCCTTTGAATTCTAATAAACCAGTTAGTGAAGATTGTACAAATGCTGTTGTTGCTATTTTAGTAGAACTATCACCTGAAGCAGGTGTTGCTACATAACCATAACCGTTAGAATCTCTAGCTACTAGCTTACTTGCGGTTGCAGCCTCTGTACCTTCTACGTTTATTATTGGTACGGCTGGAGTTGTGTTATCTATGTCTACATAAGTACCTTCACCTAAACCTGTTAATGTACCCTGTGGTACACCTGATATAGCGTTATCGACATATGTTTTATTGGCAGCATCTGTTCCAACGGTTACTGTATCAACACCTTGTATTCTACCTAGACCCCCTAGGGTAATATCTCCACCATCTATTACAACATCACCGGCAAAAGTTGCGCGTGCTTGTTGGTTTATAAATAAAGCATTGGTAGTTGTTGATCCGTTTGTTATTCGAAAATTAAATTGACCCGTGCTACTAGTACCGCCTCTAGAAGTAAAAGAAGTTGTTGAACCTTGTTGGCTTATTTCAAGTATTAAATCACTTGCAACCGTATCAGTTATTATTAGTTTAGGAGTAGTTTTACTTATTGTTAAATTACCCGCAAGTGTTGGGTTGTCAACTAAATTGATAGTAGGTGAAGAAGAAGCTGGATTATCTATACTTATGTTTGTACCCGGTGTTAATGATGTAATATCACCGACTGATACCCAAGCTGTTCCGTTGTATTGTCTTAATTCATAATCTGCAGTGTTGTAGTATATCTGTCCTGTTGCAGGTGATGGACCAACTGACGCATCATTTGGTTGGTTTTCTATTACACCTTGTAATAGCTCGTTCTTATTAAGATCGATACTGTTTAAATAATTAATTGCCATGTTTTTTTAGTTTAAGTACGCTTTGCCTGAAAAGCCAGCTGAAAAGTTTATTGTTAAGTTGTTTTTGTCTACGTATGTTATATTACCGTACATTAGTACGTTATTGTTATTCACTACGGACACCGATGGAAATTTATCCATATCATGCTGTATAGTCCAATTAGTAGAAGGTGTTGCTTGAGCAAATTCAAAAGTTTCTTTAGCCCAAGTGTTATCTCCTCGTAGGAATTTAGTATTATCAGGCGTACCAGTAGCTGACAATGATGCTGTAATTTCTACATTACCTGTTGTAGGCGTTGTAGGTGTCATATCTATAAACGTAGTATCACTAGTGTCAACACTGTTAACACTTGTTGATGCTGCAGATTCTAGATAAAAGTTTACAAGAGTGTAATAGTGATCCATATCTATAGACCCATTACCTCCTATGTATTCTAATGTTAGTGTGTAAAAGTTAGTTGTACCTATTTGCGTGTACCCTCTCATTATATAATGCCCAAATGAACCTTTACCGGCTACATCTTGGAATAGTACTTGTTCATCTACTAAGTACTCTAAGAAAGGTGAAACAATTTGACCTGATAGGTCCATGTTTGATATTACTATAGATGTAATGCTAGACCAAGGAGTACCGCCGCCACTTCCGGCTGCAAAAGCAAAAGTACCTGCTTTAAATGAAGGGTCTTGAACAAACTGATAATTCATTTGACCGGCAATTGCTACCTTACCATTTATATTCAAGTAATCCGCTACCGCCTTTGCTGTATATTGTTTTGTCTGTCTATTGACGGAATCAGTACCAACCCAAGCATCTGTATCAGTTATAATCTGATCGTAAGGATATGAATATATTATTGCCATGTTTTATTTTTATGCTGCTGTTACTGCTAAATTACCTGCATTATCAACTGTTACTTTATATTTTGTACCATTCGGAGACTTTAATATAATACCTCTGGTAGCTTCGTCAAGTTCTATATCACCCCCGTATAAAGTAAGTCTTGAAACCGTTGAGTTTTTTTGATCTATTATCATTGCTGTTTCAACCGCACTGGTACTGCTTTCGCGCATTTTCCATTCAAACAAACTTTGTCCTAAGCGAAACGACGTTTCATAAATTCCTTCAGTTTTTATAGTTATGCCGGGATCTCCTCCACCGTCTGGACCGGATTGATGTCGTATTGAACCTGTTTCGGTTCCAATGGAGCTAAGGAATTTTATAAACTTACTATTACTTGATCCTGTTGGTAAGTCTTGCAATTCTAAAGAAGGAAATGTTTTAGCTATTCTTAAATTACCAGATAACGTTCCACCTGCTAATGGTAAATATGATCCAGTGCCTGCTGCTCTGTCTACATATTCCGTTGTAGCAACCTTAGTAGAATCATCACTTATTGCTTGAGTAGTAGCGGTAGCGGTAGAAGCTATAGTACCCCAAAATGTTCCATAAAGATTAGTTGCAGATACATTAGTTATATTGGCATTTACTCCGTATAAAGTATTTATTCCTGTAATGTTATTTGAGCCCAAAGCTATATTACCTGACATTGTTCCTCCTGCAAGGGGTAAATATGAGCCACCGCTACCACCACCCGGGACTAGATCCACAATACTCTGTACTGTAAAGTTTTTTGTATGAGGAGTACCGGCTACATCTGTTTGTGAGCCCAGTATTAAATCATCGCCATCTGGAATAGCCGTAGGGAAGCTTGATATATTTGACATGTTCTATTTATTTTGTTTACGTTCAGCTTTAGTACCGTCTTTTTTACTCTTACTCTGCGTTCCACCTCTGTTATGAGACGATGTAACACATCTTTTAGTATTATGATCGTAATCGTGTCCTTTAGGACAGTCTATTCTTTGACTTTCCGCCTTCATCCTTGTTCTTCTTGCTGTTTTAGCGTATTTAAGGTCTCTTATCGCCTTAGCTTTAGCTGCTGCTGGACTTAAATGCTGCTTCGGTCCGCCTTTTCTTCTTGGTTTTGCCATAATACTGTTTTAGTATACTATATATACTTACTCGAAAACGCTTATTTTTACAAATATAGTAGTATATACTTGCATAGTGTGACAATAGCCTATTACTATCTAATATAACTAGCTAATGTCATAGTATCGATTTAAAAAGTTATTACAAATATAGGGCAGAGGTATTGCGCCTTGTAGAAAAGTTGACGGCAAATTCCCTTTTACGTTTTCAAAAGCCCACGGCCCCCCTTTTTTTTAAGAATCACGCGAAATTTTCAGCGTTTTGTGATCCCCCTGTGTAGAGTTTTTGACTTTTTGTTTGATACATACTATTTTTAAACAAGTTTTATACAGACTAACTAAGATAATATATTTGAAATTAAAATTTATATATTTCCAAACTAATATTAACTTAAATAATAAATAATTATGTCAACAATGCAAAGTAAAAGATTCGTAGTAAGAAAGTCGTTAATCGGAAAGAACCAAGTAATAGAAGTTACTTTCAAAAATGGGAAGATCGCAAAGTATAATCATGACGACGCGTTCGAGTGTATGAAAGAGAAACTTGAAAAAATGAACTGTTGGGAGAAGTACAAGAGTTACACAAGTAGTACAAGTATTCCAGTGAGTGTTAGATCTGTGTTAATCACAGACTAATACTTACAAATAAAAACTATGACAATAGCCTGTTACTATCTTAACCTAATAGGCTAATGTCACACTTTCTTGGCCTGATTCTGAAATAAGATCGGAAGAGTAGACTCCGTCCTACGCGACAGTTAAGTAAAACCCCCTCACCCCCTAAAAGTGTATAGCACTTTGTATAGCACCTCACTCCCCCGCCGTAGAGCACTTGTACAAACTTTATACAGATCAGTTCAGATAATATACATGAAAATAAATATTAACTTAAATAAATAAATTATGTCACAAGTATTAAAAAGTAAAAGGTTTGTAGTAAGAAAGTCACTTATTGGTAAAAATCAAATCATTGAAGTAACATTCAAAAGTGGTAAAGTTGCAAAGTACAATCACGATCAAGTATTCGAAGTAATGAAGAACAAATTAGAAGCAATGGCGTGCTGGGAAAAGTATAAATCCTACACTTCAAGCACTTCAATGCCTGTAATAACAAGAGAACTACTTATAACTGAGTAGTATCTTGTACAGAGAGGTGTAGTATAAAACTTCCCATACTATTTCATGGAGTAAATAATAGTACACCTCTAAAATCAAGTTTCAAAACTAATACAAGTCACTATAGATAATATCTATGTAACAATAAATAACTATAATAAAAAGTAATACTATGCAAGTAACATTAACATGCGATAATGGTAAAATAATAGATCTAACTAGCGATATCTTAGATCAAATGGAAGGTAAAGTAACTAGAAAAGACGTTCTTAACAGAATAGAATTTTATAAAGAAACAAACAGATGAGAAATTTTAAACACAAAGCGTTGTTAACGCTAAAAAAAGTAAACAAAGTATTAACCAAGCTAGGTAGCGCAGCTGCCTTCGCTATAAGAAATTAACTATGTATAAAACAAATCAACAAGCGTGGGATGAAGTAATGAACAGCTTCAAAGAAGCAGATAGAAGAACAAAAATCTGTCAAGAAATGTTCGGTCAAGAGAATTTAAAAGGTTTAACTAACGAACAGAGAGATCTATTCTGGGAAGCAGTATAATATGGAATATAAAGGATATACTTACGAGAAAATACAAGTAGAAAACTGGAAGGGTGAGATCAATACTATGTATTTATGTAGCGACAATGATCTACTACAACATGTGAAAACAAGTAGTTTTACTAAATTAACTTTGCAGAGAATGAAAGACGAGATTGATTACTTAGTCGAGAACGCTAATCACCACGTAGAGCTTAATAAATTAGAGTACGAAGCAACTAAACACTTCTTACAATATAAATACGATTAAAGCGAGATAATATTAATGTAAATAAATAATAAACTATGCAGAATACTATTAAATTTTTCAAAGACAAAAAGAATCAAGCGCCAATGGCGAGACTAAACGATGTAACTTACAAAGGTTATTTAATCGGTGAACTACCAAGTAAGTTTGCCTTCATGTACGATCAAGATCAAGACAAAGAAGGTGTTATCGAGTGGTTTAACCACGAAGGTTTAACTTATATAGAAAAGTCTAATAATCCATGGGCGTAATATGAGTTTATTCCACTGGTCAGAAGAAACTATAAGTCACTTCGAATTTATGAGTAGTTACTTAAGTAAAGAGCAAACTATAAACAAAATAAAGCAATTTGTAGTAGTTGACTGTGTTCCTGCAGAAGAGGAAACTGAAGAAATGTTAGTAGAAGATTTAATTAATGTAATATACAAGTAATATGAAGAAAATAGAATTAAGTGAAAGCGACTGTACTTTTGTGCACTATGTACTAAGAATGTATGCAAGTCAAACAAGCGGTTTAGATCGCAGCGATAAACAAGAGATATACGAAGTAGCAAATAAATTTAAGTAGTATGAAGCTGACAAAGAATGAAATAAAGGGAATAGCGTATCAACTAGATGAAGTAATAAGTAATAACTTTCATAACACTATATATAATACTGTATGGGAAAGAGAAATGCACTCTGACGAAGACATAGAAGTAGACGACGAAGATATATTAGCGATTAAACAAGAATTAAAAAGAATACTATGATGACAATGAAAGAAATGTGTGAATACGTGGATCAGAAAAGAAAAGCTGATGCTATACACCATCGTACTACCGTGACTAAAGGTAACTTTTGTAAACCTTTCACTGAAAAAGAGCACAAAATGGTGAAAACAAAGTCCAAAGGAGCGGGATCTAAAGGCAGAAAACACGCTCATACCAAGTTGTGGACTTACCA